GACTCTTAAGATCATAAAGATATTCTCTCCTGATTTGTGCGTACTCTACTGGTATGTTTGCGTTTAAATATGCCATAATTATCCATAAATATCACCCCAAGTATTACCATGTTCATAGTCTACTTTGTTGGGTATTTCTAAGTTAACAGCATTCTCCATAATATCAATTATTTTATCTGCCTTCTCTTTAGATTCAACAGATATATCTAATTCATCATGTATTTGTATATGTGGTAAAATACCTTCTTCATATAAATCTAACATAGCTTTTTTAGTCATGTCTGCTGCAGATCCTTGAATAAGTTTATTAAGAGCTTTGTATGTCATCGCTCTTTTTAAATGTCTTAAATCTCCATATTCTTTTATTGCTTCGTCAGTGGGTAAAGCTTTATGAAAACCAAATGATTTTGGTTCCCATTTATTAAATCTACATCTACGTCCTCCAAGTGTTTTTATATGTCCTAACGTTTGGGCTTGATTAGAGGTCATGGTCATAAGCTCTTTTACAAATGGTACACTATCGTGGTATTGCTCAAAAAGTTCTTCTGCTTCTTCTTTAGATCCAAGTCCTAATTCTGCTTGTAGTTTAGCTTTACCCATACCATAGAAAAGACCTAAATTGATCGTCTTTGCTTGTGTTCTAGATATATTTGCCATATCAGCGACTGTTTGGTGGAAATCTACAGAGTCTTTTTTAAATGCTTCTACGATATCTATTACTGCTTGATCATCTTTTACTACAGGTGTTGAGGCTGCGAAGTGCACTACAAGTCTTGGCTCTTGTTGACTATAATCAAAACAACCCCACTTACATCCTTCTTCTGGTATAAATAACCCACGTATCAAAGGGCCTAGATCTTTATTCCTTGCAGGTATCTGCTGTAAGTTTGGATTAGAGTAACTAAATCTACCTGTAACTGTTCCTCCTTGATCAGACTTTATTGGATTTATATCTGCATGTATTCTACCCTTATAGTTATGTTTTAATATAGTATCTATAAAAGTAGTATGTGCCTTGTTAATCTCTCTTGCTTTTGCTATGTTCTTAACAATTGGATGTTTATGAGTGGAAAGGAAATTTTTAGTAAATGAAGGTGAGTTTGTTTTCTCGGTTCTGGCGTAAGATAAGGACAGCTTGTCGAACACTTTGGAGATCGATCTTGCTGCCCATATTTGAACATCTACTCCTGTTTCTGCTTTTACTTTCAATAGGAGTTCTTCTTCCTCTGTACATAACTGCCTTTTCAATTTATGAGCACGTTCGACATCGACACGAACGCCTTTAAATTTCATATCAATTAAACAAGGAAACAATTGTGTTTCCAAGTCAAATACTTGTTGAAGATTTTGTTTCTGTATATCTACAGATAAACGTTTAAATAATTCTAAAGTTAAGTTTGCATCTTGTTCAGCATAGGTTCCAACAAACATAGCAGGTAATTTGTATAATTCTTTTTTAGGATCAACACCAAAAGATTCTGCAGCTTCTCTCAATGCTTGTTCATCTTTAGTTTTGTTTAACTCATGAAAAGAAATACTATTTAAAGAATAGGACCATCTGTTTTCATCAATCAAAGAAGCCATAACCATGGTATCTATAATGTGCCCATTAATAGGGATGCCATATGCTTTTATCCAGCACACATCATACATTGCATTATGAAATATCTTAGGACAAGGTAGTGCACATACTTTTTTAAACCATTCTAGAACTATTCTTCTATCTATATTACCGCCACCTTCATGTGCTATTGGATAATAACCTTTCCATCCTTCTACTGCTAAAGCTACGCCTACAATCTCACCATGACCTTTAATTGCACCAGACCCTCTTGAAGTTAAATCAGGATCTTTTGTTTCTAAGTCAATAGCAATGTATTTCGCATCACTGAGATCAGGAAACTCTTCTGGACAGTTCCACTCAGTCTGTGGTCTTATCATCATTTTTTATCTTTCAATTTAAGTATTTCAAGTTCACAATAATGAATTATTTTTTCTAGATCTTCTACCTTATTTTTAGATAAATATCTACAAACATATTTCACAACGCATCCTTGAAAGAATGAGAGGTTATTTTTAGAAATAAACTCATACGGCTGTATGTGAAAATTTTTATAATGTGAACCTCCTACCTGCCTTGATTGTGGAAATGCTTTTTGCAAATCATCTTTGTTTGTCATACTATAGCTCCTCCTATTAAATAATCTGTCTCTCCTTCGTTTTGTGTCATTACATATAAATTTTCTTTTGTTCTTGTAACACCCACAAAAAATACTCTATGCTCTGTATCTGGATTTTCTTGTGCACTCTTATATACTATACTTTCTAAATCTGTAAACAAGATAACATTCTCACACTCTTCACCTTTAACACCATGTATCGTAGAAATTTTAATTCTTGCGTCAGCCATAAGATCATCATTGCTTTTTAGAATGGTTCTAATGTAGACCTTTGTTTCTTCTGAAAAGTTTAGTGTTTCCCAGCTCCCCGTCGCTCGCAACCCGTGTTCAGCTCTTAGACCCTCTATATTTATTTGTCCCTCTTCAATTTTATCCAGTGTCTTACCTGACGAGTACCCTCTTTCTATGTGTCCGTCTTTTACTCTTAGTCTGTCCCACATTTTTTTAACATCCTCTATATCTACATACTCACCTCTATTTAATTTTATCCAAGTTCTATACGCTATGACATAGTCTTTAGGTAAAAGATCCTGTGTCCTTGTATCAAATCTTAATCCCATGTTCTGTATTCTATCTTTTACTGGATCTAACAATTTGTTAGTTCTAGCTAGTATAAACCATTTACCTTTGGTAAAATCTAAATCTTTAAACTTCTTTTCGTACATACTTACATAACCCTCTGCATCTCTAGGTTCCCATTTTTTAGGCATACGAGTTTTCATTTGATCTAATATAGATTGAGCTAGTTTATGTACAGCTCTCGGCACCCTCTGTGATTTTATTTGAGGGCACATCTTACCCTCTAAATTTATAAAAATACGAGGATCAGCCCCTTGAAACGAGTATATGGTTTGATCATCATCACCCGCCACATAAGAGCGAAGAGCATGACTCTCTAATTTTTTAAACATATCCCATTGCAAAGGACTTAGATCCTGTGCTTCATCAAGAAAAATGGCATCTAGCGGTGGACCAATAATGTCATCTTTCTTAACAAATCCGTCAATCATATCTACATATTCAAACATACCTGTGCCTCTCTTAAATTCATTTAAGTGTTCAAACAGATCTCTGGTTTGATATGTATTAGTGTTATAATGTAATTCTAATTTGTAAGCAGCCTCATCTATTTTCATTTTTGTATTTCTTGCATACTCAATAATTTTCATGTGATTATGTTTATATCTAACTTGACCTAGTTCATCTGTATATGCCTCAAAGAAAACGTCTCTAGATCCAGGATAAAAGTTTTGAAATGTTTTCCATTTCTTGCCTTGTAATAAATTTGCTTTAGGATCTAATCCTTGTGCCTCTACTCCTAATGCATGCATGGTTTGTACGATAACGTTTGGATTAGTTATTCTATTTCTTATTGTTCTTACGGCTGCTCTACTGTATGCAATAAAAGCTATTCTCTCTGGCTTTGTTTTAAATACATCTATCTCTTCGGTTAAGAAGTTTAACAATGTTCTTGTCTTACCAGTTCCTGGTGGTCCAGGTATTATAACTCTGTGTTCTCTTTCGCTCATTTAAATGGTGGGTCTTCTATTTTTTTAGCCCTTATAATTGGTTTGTTTAATTCTACTTCAGATATCTGTATGTATCTCACACTCTTCTTATTTATCTTGCCAGGTATCTCTTCTGCATTAAATTGTTTTTCTAACATTCTTGCTGTAACATTTTTTGGATATCTTTTTTCTGGCCATGATTTTGTTCTTGTTAAAAACTTCCAGAAGTCTTTAAATTTAAAATATGTTTTACCATTCTCTGTAAAAGATTGACCAAGTAAAAGAGAGTTAAAATCTTTACCTGGTGCACGTGTTATGTAGTCAGTTAGTATTTCTTTTAGCTGAACATCTATCTTAGTAGACTCAGGAGCCTCTATGGGTAATGCATTCTTCAATAAGTTATTAATAACTTTTCTCCAAACTAACTTTGCTACAGGGGGCATGGCTTGATTTATTTGTTCTAAACACTTTAATGAAAATTTATCTGGGTCATGAAGATGTATTGAATCTACTTCAACTTGTTCATCACCTATTGTTACATAATACAATGGTGGATCTGACTCGTACTTTTGAATCTCTTTTATTTCTGTTTCAGGTAGACCATCACCTATACCAAATTCTTGCATGACGCATTTCTTTGCATTGCAGAAAGATACAATAGGTTCGTCTTTACATTTATATTGATAGTCTTGTTTATCTACAGAGTTAGCTACATTATCTACTCTTGATTCCTCCATAGGTGGATCACAATAAGTATTATTGTAGTGATGAAGTTTACCCTTCCAACCATTTGGATATCTTTTTTTAAGATAAACACCAAAGTTATAGATGGCATTATTTCTATGTCCCTTACCTATTCCTTTTTTAGATAATGATACTAAACATGGTGGTGCACCTTTTAATAAATCAGTATCATCTTTCTCTTCCTCTACACTTAATTCTGTTAGTTCAGTCTCAGTTAGTTTTATTTTTTCATGTGCTTCAAAAAATTGATATATATCCATTGCTGACCCGTCATCTTTGATTCCATATCTCATAGACAACAAAGCATTATGGTAAGGTAGATTTAAAAAACTACCTGTGCCTCCCTTGTTCATGTCTACTTTATTTTGTTTTGGAAATATCTCTGCATTTGCATAACCAAGTTTAGCTGCCATTTCTTTTAATCTACTTCTAAATACTGCAGCCGGTGCAAAAGTATCTGTAAATAAAAATACGTGTGCCCCTCCTGATTTAGATCTGCATACTAATAATGGAAACTTATTCTTTCTAATTTGTTTTATTAATTCTTTGTGATCAAAGCCGTTGTATTGATCAATATCTATGCATGCCCACTTACATTTGTTTTTTTCATTTATAGGTATAATACCAAGAGCAGGATCTTTACCCTTTAAATGATCAAAAAACATTTCTTTAGTTGGAGGTTTTTTAATTATAAATGATTTTGTTTTGTGCTTACCGCGATCATCAAACTCGTCTGTTTTCCTTGTTTGACCGTATGCACTATACGAACCCTCAAATATATTTATGAATTTCTCTACGTCTGTCATGTCCACCACTTTGCTTTCGGGGTGTGGATCTGCAAATCACACCCCAAAATCATTTATGCTTTATCTTTGATACCTTCGTAGAACTTCTTAGCTCGTTCATACATTTTAGTATCTTCTAGCATTTTAACTTTTTCAACGTTGTAGCCATACCATTGATTACCTTTACCTGTATTTAATACAGAAGATAATTTATATATGTGGCTGAACGGTGGAGGAGTGAAAGGACCATTCTTACCGTCAAAACTAATTGACTTCATCATGGAATTCCATTTTCTGCTAATCTTACCTTGAGATGAACTCATAGATATCATTGCAGTTTCTGAACCTCTTTCTCCTAAAATGATTACAAAGTGCTGACCAACAGTTAAAATATAATTACCATTTTGTAATCTATCTTTACCATCAGGTCCCTTTGTAGTTTTATCTAGAACATCAGATGAGTCTGGAAAGATATTCTCAGGTCTACCTGAACCTGTTCCATAATCTGCCCATTCTTGATACTCTAATTTATAATGACATGGAATAACCTGTATTCCTTTGTCACCATCATATAACTGTTTCGTAACAGTGTTTAAAAACATACCAGGTTCTGCACCTTCTACGTAATTTTGATTACGCTTCTGTGCTTCTGCTGATCCGTTCTGTAATAGTTTTAAGATAGGTGGAGCCAGACTTTCTGTCTTCACATTCTCAAAACCTTTGCCTGCATCGGCTTCAAATAAAGAAGCTGATGGAAGGTTTTCCTTCTTGTTTGCTACTTGTTTCGCGTCACTCATTTCTAGTTTCTCCTTGTTATTTTAGTTTGGTTACCCTCAAACGGTTTAAATAGCTCTTCCGGAATATCTTGACCATTTTCAAGACGTTCTCTCACAAGAGCTTTTAAGGTCTGGGGATGAACACCAATCTTTTGGACTGGTTCATACCCCTGACCTTTTGCAAGGACAGCATATTCTGCCGCCTTGTTGTCTTCGCCCTTACCAAAGGTAACGGTAATATCATTTTTGATAATATCACCTAGGTTGTTGTTACGAAGCCATGTAAAAGCTGCCTCCTGTTTTTCCGGAGGTATCCATGCGCCGTATATTTTTTTAATCTCTACGGACTCACCATCTTTCAGCTTTAATTTTGTTATCTGCATATCATCCATCATAGCTGGAATTTCTACAGTAGAAATTTGTTTTGCTTTTTCTTTTAATTTTTTAACGCTTTCTTCTGCGTTAGCAATCTCATCTTCTAAATCTTTTAGTTCTAAAACTTTATCTGACAATCTTTTAGCGGAATCTATTTGCTCCACCGATTGCATTCTATCTTTTTCAAAATCAATTTTTGTCATAACTTTCTCGCCTTTCTATATATACTTTCTATTTTTAATGTCAACCTTTATTATATAAGTCTATCTCTACTGGATAATATCTCCTTTCTTGTTTGTCCCATTTTAATAAGTTGTACTTTCCGTTTGTTATATCAGATACTATTGAACATGCTACACCAATTATGGCAGGATCACCTGTAAGTAGTAAGTAGTCTTCTGAAGTATAATCTTTTAATTTTTGTTTTAATGTAGTTACCACATATGTAGGGCTTAAAATAATTTGTGAGTTTTCTGGTAATAAGACTTTTAATTGTCCAAATTGTGTCGCTCCTATGATATTAATCTTAGGTGCACCCGCCTTAGTCCCAGGGATGTCTTGTATAACAAAGACTGTAGCCATTAGTAATATATCCTTCTTGACATTTTATAGCACATAATATATATGCTTCCAATAGAAAGTTAAAATATATTATGCAATACAAATATAAAAGCAAGCCTTTTGCTCATCAAGAAAAAGCTCTTAAGATGTCTTGGGATAAAGAAGTTTTCGCTTATTTCATGGAAATGGGTACAGGTAAATCAAAGGTGTTAATTGATAATATTGCCATGCTTTATAACGCAGGCAAAATAAATGGCGCTTTAATTATTGCACCAAAAGGTGTTTACAAAAACTGGTTTGATTCTGAGATACCAAACCATATGCCAGATTATATAGAAAAGAAAGTTGGCATCTGGAGAACTAAACCAAACGATAAAGCCCTTAAACCTTTGTTTGCCCCTGGTGCTGAATTACATATATTAATTATGAATGTAGAGGCATTTTCTACTAAAAAAGGTGTAGATTTTGCAGATAAATTTCTATCCTCACACAACACAATGATAGGTGTAGATGAATCTACGACGATTAAAAATCCTGCAGCTAAAAGAACTAAAAATATATTAAGACTTCGTACCAATTCAAAGTACAGAAGAATATTAACAGGTTCTCCTGTTACAAAATCACCGTTAGATTTATATTCACAATGTCAGTTTTTAGATCCTTTCTTATTAGATCAATCATCTTATTATGTATTTAGAACAAGATATGCAATCTGTAGAAAAATAAATGTATCTGGTAGATCTGTCGAGATAGTTGTTGGATATAGAAATTTAGCTGAACTATCAGAGAAACTAAAACCTTTTTCTTATCGTGTATTAAAAGACGATTGTCTAGATCTACCAAAGAAAACGTTTGTTAAAAGAACAGTTGAATTAACTGATGAACAAAAGAAAGTATACAAACAGATGAAAGAAGAAGCTATTGCATTTCTAAATGGTAAGATGGTTACATCTGCTACAGTTATTACACAGATGATGAGATTACATCAAATAACGTGTGGTCATTTCAAATCAGATGATGGCAAAGTGCAAGATTTAAAAAGTCATCGTATTAATCAGCTGATGGATATATTAGATGAAATGGAGGGAAAAGCTGTTATCTGGGCTCACTACAGATACGACATAGAAAAAATAGTATCTGCTATTGCAAAAGAATATGGAGATAACTCTGTTGTTACTTATTATGGTGATACGTCTACAGATGAAAGACAAAAAGCAATTAAAAAAATACAAGACAAAGACTCACCAGTTAGATTTATAGTGGGCACACCACAGACAGGTGGTTACGGCATTACACTTACAGGTGCATCAACAATGATTTATTATTCTAATGGTTATGATCTTGAGAAAAGACAACAATCAGAAGCAAGAATAGATCGTATAGGTCAAGAAAAGCCAATGACATACATAGATATTATTTGTGAAGATACGATTGACACAAAGATAGTTGAGTCACTACGTAACAAAGTAAATATTGCTACAGAGATTATGGGTGAAGAATTAAAAGACTGGATCTAATTTATAAATAAATTAAATAAACCCACAAGCGTTAGTATTGTTGTAAAAGCACCACCAATTATCCAATAAATTACAGTGTCTGTTTTTCTTTCTAGTTTACTTAAGTCTGCGTGTAGATGATCTATTTGTTTTTTAAATCCTGTTACGTATCCGTAAAGAGATACTAAATGTTCGCCAGTTGTTTTTGGTGGTTTTCCGTTAGGCATTATTCTTCGTCATACTCCATATCACCAGCCATAGCACCAGGCGATGAACTATAATCTCTACCACCGGCTGCGGCTCCTGCAGCTGCAGCTTCTGCACTGCCAAATCCACCGTATCCTGTTTGAGCAGACTCAGCGATTGACTTAGCCATACCGGCTGTATCAATACCTTCTAAACCAAATTTTCTTTGGAGGTCTGCTAATCTATTTTCACCGATTGGTTTGCCTTGAGACATTCTATTTAACATACGAGAAATACTTGCAGCGTCTCGTCTCATTTGTAATCCCATAGGATTACCTGGTTGTGCAATGTCTGCAATTACTGGATTACGATTAAATAAATTGCCACCTTTTAATAGTCCTATTATTCCACCAGCCAGTCCTACTACCGGTCCTCCAGCCAGAGTGCCTGCCCCAGCTAAGGCTTTAGATAAAATTGATCTACCTGCAATGTCTTTTCCAAAATCAACAACTCCACCACTTAAGCTTTTTAGATAATCCATGAGATTTTTTTCAGATGTCGTGTCACTTTCCATTAATTCACTATCGCTATATTCATCGGTTACATCAAAAGTTCGAATATCACCTTGTGAATCTAAATCTATGTTTCTAGCTATTGCTTGTCTAACATTGTCAAGATTGATAGCATCAACAGTAGCTTGATCTAATCCCGTTATACCATCATTAGGTCCAATACCTGCTCCACCTGAAAATAAAGCATCAATAAAAGTTTTATCTTGTGAAAATTCTTGTGACATTATACTAAATTCCTATTTTTAAGAGCTATCATTTTTTCCTCTTCTGATAATAAAGCACTCTCTACAGGTGTCAAGCCAGTTTCCATAACATTAGGTGTAACTTGCGCTGTTTGTATTATAGCTGGATCTGGTTGTGGCATTTCACCAAGAGAATTTAGAATAGGATCTTTGCCTTGTGATGGACTTTTTACGTCAATACCAAAATCAGATGGTTTAAATGGAAATTCTTTAGATAAATCAGCATCCTGCATTTTTTCTATCATGTCAATAATTACAGGTAATGCTTCTTCAAAAGGATTTGTATAATTAGGGTTGGATCTTTGAAACTCCTGTGATTTTTCTTCAAATTTTCTAGCGATGTTTTCTGATGGTTTATAAGGCATAAATACACCATCTATAAAAGGACCATATTCATTTACAGATCTTAATCTTTTTTCAAATACTTCAGCATATTGATCCTCTGTAACATCAAATTGTTTTCCTGCCTCTAAGTCTAAATGCATCTTTTGTTGAGCATCAAACAAAGCTTTATTGGTAACAAAGAATTGTCTTATAACGTCTTCTGGTGTTGCAGGCGCAGATAATAATCTTGCATCACCCCCTGTAAACTCTCTAGTAGCTCCTCTTTTTGATTTATCGTATTGTGTTATTTTAAAATCTAAACCTCTAATGGGATCTATTTTAATTAATCTCCAACCTAATAAACCTGGTAACTCTTTTTCTAAATCATAAGTTTGACCTGTTTTTGGCGCTGGTAGTCCTTGATACGCATAAAATAATCTTGTCATTTGAGATTTAGATAAAGGTATCTGTGTATCAATAATATGTTTAATTATAATTTTTACTTTATCTTCAGTAGGTGTTTGTTCTGTATATAATACTTTACCTTCTCTTGTTTTTCCGTTTCTCATAAAAATATCTATAATGGCTTCTGGTGCAATAGATTCCGACACAAAAGGTTCTGTTGATTTGCTAAATGCATCAGAAATACCTTTTACAAGTCCTTTTGATAACTGTTCTTCTGTTTCTATACCTTGTTGTACCTTTCGAAGCATAACTCTAAAAGGTGTTTCTAAATAATCATATGCATTGTTAGCGCTCCAATTTTGATAATAATAAGTTTTCTTACCATCTTTATCTACATCATAAGAAATTAACTTTTTATCACCAACTTCGTATGGTGCTACCCATCTATCTAATGCTTTTTCTTGTGCATCTGTTGTTCCAAACAGAGATTGAAAGCCTTTTGTAAGACCAAAACTAATACCTCCAAAAGCTATTGCAGATCCTACTAGTCTTTTCATACCTATACCGTAGAGTGGATTATCATTTCTAACAAAACCTTTTCCTATTTCAAAAACAATAGGTGACATGTTTCCACCCTTTGTTGGTTTAGAGTGTTTCATTTCTTTTAATATTCTTGCACCGATACCTGTTGCACTTGTCATAATTGCAGCAGGAAAAGAAGCAAAGTTACTAAAAGGTGTTGCACGTAATCCTTTTACAACATCAGAAACATATGCGTAGTTTGGCACGGTGTTTCTTACAATATCTGCTGCTTCATCTACTAATTGTTCTTCTGATCTTTTGATACCTGCTTTTGCGTAAGCATTCCCTAATCTGGCTTTTTCTATGTGATAGTTATAAACTTTGTATACATCATCCTCTAATGTATATAATTCTTGAGCAGGTTTAGTTAGTCTAGTTAAACGTCTTAACATTCTTTTAAAAACACTTGTTGTAAAACCACCATCAGGATTTAACTCAATATCTTTTAACAAAGCTTGATAATCTCCCATGCTTGTGTTTGTATTTACAACACCTTTTTCTAAAAGTGTTCTATATTCTTTCATACCTTGTGGTGATCTAAGACCAAGCTGTACTGTTCTTGCAGCTTTTTTTATTGCGTCTGCTACCAATCTAGGGTCAGCAAATAATGTACCGTTAGCAACAGAAAAAGAAGATGCAGATAAAAAGTTTCGTATGTGTGTTGTTGGTGATAAAACTGTTTTTGCTATTTGTGCACCTGCTTTAGGATATAAGAATACATATTTATAAGCATTAGACAAACCTTTTGCAAACTTATTATCATATGGTCCAACAAAAAAATTACTTAATTTATTAACAGATTGAAAAGCATCTGCTATTTCTTGTGTAGTGTGTAGTCCTTTTAACCTATTTACCAATACGCCATTTTTAAACATGCCTTCTAAAGCATCATCTAATGATACAATTTTATTTAAACCGCCTGCACCAAGTTGTTTTATTGCTTCATTTTTATCTGCATAAAATAATTTTCTAGTCCCTGTTTCCAGCGCTTTGTCGTTTGCTTCTAGCACATCGTCAATAAATCTAGATCTGTTCGCTAAATTAGACAATAGACCAATGCCGTTAAATATAGATTGTCTGGCGTCATCTACTTCACCAAATAATTCTCTAAATGCTTTACTACCTTTACCTATAATCTCTGTTGCTGCTACACCATTTTTATTTTTCTTTGATAGTATTTGCACAAAACTTTTTGTTACATCAGGAGTTTTTGCTGCTTGTGTAACATCTGTCATTCTA